AAGGAGGAACAAGCACTATGACCATGAGAAGCAATAAGGCAATCGTGAACGCAGCAGGCCAGACCATCACCACCGCCGGTCTGGCCGCTGGCGGCGCACTGAACCCGGAGCAGGCGAAGAAGTTCATTCAGCAGACCTTTGAGGCCACTCCGCTGAGCGGCCTCGTCCGTCACGAGCTGCGCTCCGCAAAGACCGGCGAAATCGACAAGATTGGCGTCGGCCGCCGTCTGCTGCGCAAAAAGACCGAGAACACCGACGACGGCTACCGCTCCGGCGTGAAGCATGGCAAGCTGGAATACGCTTGCACCCCTGTCCGTCTGCCGTGGGAAATCACTGAGGAGACCCTGCGCGAAAACATCGAGGGCTCCAACTACGAGACCATCGTCACCAACCTGATGACCCGTCAGATTGGCTGCGACCGCGAGGACCTGTGCCTGAACGGCGACGAACGGTATGCCAAGGTCAAGGAGTTCAGCTCCTCTGAGACCTACGCTATTGGCGACCTCGTCGCATACAACAAGAAGGTCTACCAGTACACCGCATCCCACGCTGCAGGCGCATTCGACGCAGGCGAGGCCACAGAGCTGGGTACTGTCGATGACGCCGACTTCCTCAAGGTGAACGACGGCTGGGTCAAGCAGTTCAAGGAGGGCGGCCACGTTGTCGATGTGTCCGGCATCAACTCCGGTGCAATGGTTCTGGATGTGTTCTACAAGGGCCTGCGCGCAGTTCCCGACAAGTTCAACAACGGCTCTCTCCGCTGGCTGATGTCCCCCCACCGCCGTCAGGAGTGGGAGCGTTACATCCTGAATCAGGCAGTCACCGCAGGCGGCATCATTACCGACAAGCGCGTCGAGAATCCCGCAAGCGTTCCCGTCATCGAGGTCCCGGCCCTGCCCGACGACGTTATTATGCTGACCGACCCGAAGAATCTGGTCGTCGTCAACTCCTACGGCGTCGTCATCCGTAAGACCACCGAGGGCCCGGAGGCCATCTATCAGGACAAGCGTTTCTATGTCGTGCATTTCGACTTCGATACGCTGGTTGAGGAGCTGGACGCAACGGCCATTGTGACCGGTCTGGCATCTATCTAACAGGAGGCAGGACGCTATGCACCTCAGACTGATTAAAGGTCTGTCCTATGATGGCGTTGTGCGCGCCTCTGCGGCGCATCCTGACGTCTTTGTGGACGACCCCGAGAAATATACCGCGCTGCTGGAAAGCGGCTATTTCGAGGCTCTCCCTGACGCTTACACCGTCACCGGCCATCTGGACACCGGCTTTCTCGGCGAGATGGACGAGGAGCAGCTCGACAAGCTGGCTGACGATATGGGCGTAGCCGTTACCAAGGGCATGAAGAAGGACGACCTTGTGGCCGCCATTACCGCAGAAACCGTCACCGTCCCGGCGGCGGATGATGCGCAGCCCGACTTCGGGGAGGACTAAGCCATGCCGAAACGCCCCTGGATAACCCCGCAGCAGGTGCGTGATTACTCCGAAACCCCGGAAGTGCTCAAACGCAGCGATGCAAAGCTGAGCGTGGACATTTCCAGAGCAGAGCAGTACATCATCACCTACACCCATAACAAGGGCCTGGAGGAAATGGCAGAGCTGCCGGAGGGCGTGCGGACGGCCTGCATCTTGATGGCCGAGGCCTATGCCCACAACGCCGCTCTGACCTCCTCCAAGGTGCTGAAATCCGAAACATTCGACGATTACAGCTACTCGGCAGATCACTCCGACATCGAAGTTACCGATCTCGATCTGGCCGCCCTGCTGGATGATTATGTCGTCACGGCAGCAAACGGAACTGTTACCATGCGTATGCGTGTACTGTGAGGAGGGCCCAGCATGGCGTTTGAAGACTACCTGAACGATCTGTGCGACATCTACCACGCACAGAAAGGCGACGAATCCCCCGGTTACGGCTTGACCGAGCAGCCTTCCTTCTCCTATCCAAAGGAGCCGGACGTGCTCTCTGTGGCCTGCCATTTCGCGGTTAAGAGCGAGAGCACATCCATTTCGCAGACCGCCCCGGCCAACATCAAAGAGTCTCGTATCAAGCTGGCCCTGCCCACCGGCACCGACGTGAGACTCAACGACAAGATCGTGGACAGGAAGAACGGCTGTGAGTACATCGCGGAGATTCCACACGACATCCACGGCCACCACCTCTTCGTCTACGTCGTGGCGAAGGGCACACAGAGGTATCTCTGATGGCGACGGTTGATGTTGACGTCTCCGAATTTCGGGAGTTCTTTTCCCGCATCGGACAGGCCGCGTCCGGCGACTTTCGGCACGAAATGGAGCTCTTTCTTGAGGGCCTTGGTAACGAGTTCCTGAGAGTCCTCCAGGACGAGATCATCCGGCGGAAGGTCATGGACACCCGCCAACTGCTCGCGTCCTTCGAGAAAGGCGCCCAAGGGAACATCTGGGAGCTCACCGAGGGCGATCTGACATTGGAAGTGGGCACCAATGTCGAATATGCGTCATACGTCAATGACGGCCACTGGACAAACCCGAAAGGCGTCAAATACCGCTTTGTCCCAGGCTACTGGCAGGGGGACGGGCGGTTTGTTTATGACCCGTCCGCGAAAGGCGGCATGGTCTTGAAGCAGCACTGGGTAGAGGGCAAGCACTACTGGGAAAGTGCATTGCGCATCCTGGACAAGATGCTTCCTGATCTGCTGGATGCAAAGCTCCAGGACTGGATGGACAGCTATTTTGAATGAGTTGAACTTTTCAAACCAAGAAAGTTGATTTCATTTTGTAAGCAACTGATTTTGAAGGCTGTTCGGCAGAACGAAACACACAAAAAGGAGGAGTTCCATGCTTGAACAGGATTTAGCGAGCATCATGAGCTTTCTGACAATTCACAGTGGGAACCCTGCTCCGTACTACAAGAATGTGCCGGAGCAATTTTGCGTTCCGGCGGTGTACTTCCCGCGGCCTGAGATCGGCAGCAGCGGCGATACGTTCAGCACCTATGCTCTGGATTTTTCTCTGTTCGTAAAGTTCTTCCACAAGACGAAGGAGGAGGCCTACGAGCTGGGCTATGCAGCAATGAGCGCGCTGCTGGAGCGTCGGAACAGAGTCCCATTGATCGACGAAACCGGCAAACCGACAGGAAAATACATCCATGTCCGAGACCCCACTTTGAGGGCTGTTGATGAAGGCGCAGTGCAGTTAGAAATTGACTGGACGGCAAGAAAGCCGTTCTTGATCGAGTCTGACAAATGTGCTGTCCGCAGCATCGAAACGGCGTACAGTGCAGCCGTGAGATTTTGCACTGTGAGCTATTCCAACCCTGCTTTTGCAGGGCAGGAGCCGAAAGGCTCAAAGTAATACTGGAGGTATTATATGGCTACTAAAGTAACAGCTAAGCGGGCCGCGGTGAAATATCCGCTGGAGTCCCTGCGCAACAACTGCCGCGCGGTCTTTGGCGTTTCTCTCGTCACTTTTGTTGGCGCGACCGCTGATCTCCCGGACGGTGAGTACACCAAGGAAGAAATTCAGTCCCGCATTGATGCGTGGCGTGTGAAGGAGGCTAAATAATGGCTGGTGGTAAGTTTGATAAGCTGGCAGGCAAGGTGCGTCCGGGCACTTACATGAACTTTGAAAGCACTCGCAGCGATACCGTGGGCACCAGCGAGCGCGGTACTGTGATTATCCCGCTGCTGAAGCCCTCCTACGGCCCAGCCGGTTCCTACATCGAACTGACGAATGCGGGCCCGGACGCTGCATACGCAAAGCTGGGTTACAGCGTCTACGACAGCGACCCCAACCGGCAGATGCTCCTCATTCGTGAGGCGTTCAAAAACGCCAGCAAAGTGCTGGTCTACATTCCGAAGGAAGGCACCAAGGCGACTGCAAAGAACGCATCCGCGCCGGAGCTGACCGCGACGGCAAAGTACGGCGGCACCCGCGGTAACGCGTTGACCGTCACCGTCGCCGCAAATCCGGTGGACGGTTTCGACGTTACCGTGAGTCTGGCTGGCAACACCGCGGCCTATTACGAGGGTCTGTCCACTGTGGATGATCTGATCGCACAGGACTGCGAGTACATCACCTTCACCGGCTCCGGCGCACTGGCCGCCATTGCCGCGATGAACCTCACCGGTGGCACTGATGCTACGGCCCAGAACGACGATCTCACCACTTTTATGGACACTTGGGAGAAGGTCAAGTTCAACACCGTGGCAATGCCCGTTACCGACAGCAGCATGAAGGCGGCGATCAAGACCAAGATTAAGTATCTGCGCGAGAGCATGGGCCGCGGCGTGCAGGCCGTTGTCCCGGACTTCCCGGCAGACTACGAGGGCATCATTTCCATTAAGAACGGCTACGCAATCGACGACGACAAGCTGTCCGCAGCCGAGGCAACCGCATGGGTGGCTGGCGCGTCCGCTGGCGCATCTTATGTGGAGTCCCTTACCTACGATGCAGTTGATGGCGCAACCGATCTGGTGGACGCCCTGACGCATGAGGAGTATGTGGACGCGATCAACAAAGGCCACTTTGCTTTCTCCATTTCCGAGGAAAACAAGGTTATTGTGGAATACGACATCAACTCCCTTACGAGCTTCAAGCAGCCCAAGGATGAAACCTATCGTAAGAACCGCGTCGTCCGTGTTATGGACACGTTCCAGGAGTCCATTCAGCTGAACTTCCCGCCCAATAAGTATGCGAACGACAGCGACGGTTGGGACATCATGGAGGGCGTCGGAAAGTCCATCCTGAAACAGTTTGCGGAAGCTGGTGCGATCACCGATGTGGACTACGACAACGACTTCCTCGTCGATCGTGATGCGTCCTACGGCGACAAGACCTATTTCAACGTCAACCTGAAACCCGTTGACAGCGCGGAGAAGCTGTTCTTTACCACCCACACCCGCTGATGGGAGAAAGGAGCTAAAATATGGACTTCAATACCCGCCCGATCAATATTCGCATGGGCAAGATCGTCATTGACGGCATCGAGGTTGCGGACTCCGTTTCCGCGACCGGAACCTTCACCCCGGACACCTGGAGCGGCAAGCAGCTCGGTGATTATTCCAACAGCACCCGCTGGCTGGGCTACAACATCACTGTGTCCCTGTCTGAGCACCGCTCTACGCCCTGGATTAAGGACATGATTAAGAAGTACCAGGCCACCCACAAGACCCCGGAGCTGACTATCCAGGGCATCATGAATGACCCGGACTCCGACTTTTTCGACAAGTGCCAGAACGATGTTTGCACCTTCGTCGGTTGTGTGCCGACCGGCGCAATGCCCCTCACCGCTCTGGACAGCGGTGGCGACGTCGTTACCGACAACCTGACTTTTAACGCACGCGACTTCCTGTAAGGCCGCGACAGTGGTGAAAAGGGGCTGTTTTCATCACTGAGATTCTGAATACACCATCAAAGCCCGCTCTTTTGACCGCATCTGTGGAAAAGAGCAGGCTTTTCTTTTTATGGAGGATTTTACTATGGCGACCGAAAACAAGAGCCTGAAATACTTTATGCGTCCTGTTCAGCAGGAGATCATCGCCTTTACTGGCCCGGAGTCCTTCAAGGACGACGACGGCAACCCCATCAACTTCGAGGCCAAAATCCTGACTCAGCAGGAGATCACCCAGATCAACGAAAACTACCGTCGCCGCAGCGTCGCCACCGACAAGAAGGGCAATCCCCTCGTGAACGGCGGCGAGCTCGTCTGGAAGACCGAGCGCGACAATGCCCGCGCCCTGCGCCATATCGTCGTGAAGTCCCTCCAGTACCCGAAGCTGGACGACCCGGAGCTGATGAAGTTCTACAACTGCGTGGACATCACCGATATGCCGCTGCTGGTATTCAGCAAACCGGGCGATTATGATTACGTCGCTCGGAACGTCATGCAGATTCTCGGCATGATCGACGCCCCGGATGACGACGATCTGAAAGCCGCAAAAAACTGATCTGCGCGGCAGGCTCGGACGGCTACTGGGCGCACACCCTATGGCAGCGACACGGGCTGCACCCGGAAGAGTACGACGCCATGCCGCGGAAGATGAAGCTCTTCTACATCGCTTCTGAGCTTGTTGTTGATGATGAACGCAAGCAGGCGAAGATCGTAGCGGAGGCTCAAAGAAATATGAGGAGGTGAGGACTAAATGGCAAACTTGACCGCAAGATTTCAGCTCATCGACCAGATGAGTCAGAAGATGGCTGACATCGCCAATAACGGCGAGTCCATGCTGAGCAAGTGGGAGTCTGCGGGTGATGCAGCAAGCGCGGCCCTGGACGGCATTTCGTCCTCGGCTTCCAATGTAGCTGCTGCTGCTGATGGCGTTGCTTCCTCGATCGGCAGCATCGAAGGGGCGGTCAGCGGCGCGGGCTCTGCGGCAGACGAGCTCGCGGAGTCCCTCGATCGGTACGGTGCGGCAGCAGACGAGGCCGCGGAGAAGGCCGACTACTGGACGAACGCCGTCGGTGGCTATGACAAGGCAATGCTGGAGGCGTCTTACTCCACCAAAGAGCTTGTGGACATGGGTCTGAAATCCACCGCAGCCCTGGATGACCTAAACGACATGATGGCTCTCTGCGAGAAGTCCTCCGACGAGCTGTCTAAGTCCGTGGAGGCCGCAGCCGGGATTCATGACGATCTGACCGCAGCCGTCAAGAAGACCGGCGATCAGCTCGAAGACCTCATGCAGAACGAAAAGGTTTCGGCAGAAACCAAAAAGGAACTGGAGGAGGCCAGCACCGCAGCAGCGGACGCGCTCAAAGAGCTTGCAAAAGCGCAGAGCGACGCCGACGCCGCGATGCAGAACTACCAGGCCGTTTTGTCGTCCGGTACGGAAGACCTCGACAAGCTGGAGGCTGCCGCTGAACAGGCGGGCCATGCAGCGGAGGCTCTGGCAGAAGCAAACGGCAAGGCCAGCGACGCCACCGACACGCTGTCCAAGGCCACCCAGAAGGCCAGCGGCGAGGCCGAAGACGCCGGAAAGACTGGTGCTGAGGCTGTCGAAACGATCGCTCAGGCCCTCACGACGGCTGGCATCACGGCCACAATCAAGGAGATCACATCCTCGGTTTACGAGCTGACCGACAGTTACAGCAACGCCGAGAAGATCGTCGTCAATGCCACCGGTGCGACGGGCGAGGCGTTGGACAGCCTGGGCGCGAGTATGCTGAAAGCCTACTCTGGCAACGACGACGCCCTTGACAGCGTGGCCGGTGCCGTCGGCGAGATCAACACCCGCCTGGGCTACACCGGCGATACGCTTTCTGAGGTTACGGGCCAGTTCCTAGACTTCGCGGACATTACCGGCCAGGATGTCGTTGGTTCCGTTCAGCTTGTTACCAAGGTGATGAACAAATGGAACGTGGACGCATCCAAGCTGCCGAATGTTCTCGACGATCTGGCCTATGCCGGACAAATTTCCGGCTTGTCCGTTACCACTCTGAGCAATACCCTGATTACGGGCGCATCGTCCTTGCAGGAGCTGGGCCTGTCGCTGGAGAACGCGATCGGCCTGCTGGCTCAGATGGAGCTCTACGGCGTCGAGGGAACCTCTACGATCACCGCCATGCGCACTGCTGTCAAGAAGTTTGCTTCTGATGGCCTGGATGCACAGACGGCTTTGCAGAACACAATAACCGAGATCGCCAACATGAAGGACAGCTCCGAGGCGACCACGGAGGCCGTTGAGATTTTCGGCAGCAAAGTGGGCGTTGACTTTGCGCGGGCTATCCGCGACGGCGCAATCACGACCGACACCCTGACGGGATCTCTGGACGCTGCCGTGGGCACGCTGGAGAAAACCGCTGAGGCTGGCGAGAGCCTGAGCGAGAAGTGGGAGAAGTCCAACAACAAAATGAATGTTGCTTTCACTCAAGTTCTGGAGCCTGCTATCCATGATACGTCGGCTGAGCTGGCCGACCTCTGGGGACAGGTTGGGGACTTCCTCACTGAGCACCCGAACGTCGTGAAGGCCCTGACCGCGATCGGCACCGGCCTGGGCACGGTGGCCGTTGGCGTGGCCGGTCTGTCCGCGGCGATGTCTGCTGCAAAGGTGATTCAAGCCGGGTTCTTCGCTCCGCTGGTTCCGTATCTGCCGGCGCTGCTCGGCGTGGCGGCTGGGGGCACGGCGCTAAACGCGGTC